CCCATTCAATCTTAATGTTGCGCCGTCTTGCGACTTCTTTTCCTATCGATCCTATAATGTCCCATTCTTTTTTGCTCAGTTGCCAATATCTTTGTGCATGGACTATATCTACCGCCATGCCGTATTGGTGCGGACTATTGCCGCCCTTCGCCTTACTTCGCCCTTGTGCGTGTAATTCATTTTGCCTTGCTTCATCGCGCAGCATTTCAAACGCTATAACAGGTATGTTACGCGCTTTGCATGCTTGCAGCATTGCTTTCCAAAACGCGACTATTTCAGGGTGTACCCCTTCATATTGCGTTTCTGTTTGTTTCTGTATTACTTCTTTTCGCTTCAGGGCAGGGGCGTCTGCTAAATCATACGCCGCAGCCGTGTAATCTTTATGTACTGGCTCATCCCTAAACCATGCTTGCACACGGTCTAGGAACTTCACCCATCTCATAAATTTACTCGGCGGTCGTTGCTCCTGTTGCATCGTCGCCCTCTACTTGCTCACTTTGTGCCTCCGGCACTGGCTCTTGCGCTGTTTCCACATTGCTTTGAACCTGCTGTCGCAGTTTTGCCAGTTCCTCACGTTCCGCAGCCATTGCAGCGTCTCTGCGCTGTTCGTTTAGCTTGACCCACTTCATCATTCGCGCAAACTCGTCGTTATTGCGTACGCGTGGTTCAATATTTACAAAGCTGTCTTTGTCGCTTGATGCGATCCGTTGATCTACATCACGGATATTTACAAACACTGCTGCATTTTTCTCTGCTTTAATCTGTACCCAGCTGCTTCCTACCGCTGTGTACTCAATGGTGACTTTGTCATCCGCCGCGCCTTGCAACACTGCGTTTTCCATTTTTTCATTATCTGACGCCCAAACTTCAATTTTTGAGTTTGCGTTCACTTGAAAACTAACGCGCTTCGCTTTGCCGCTTTCAAATGCAATAACATCGCCTGCTTTTACTTGTTGCCATTCTGACAACGACCCATTTTTAAAATGTTTCATTCGTTTCACTCCTGTTTGTTAAAATGGGCGGCAGGTGGGAGTGCCCACCGCCCGTCACATTACTTCTCAATACGTGCCGTATCTACCAAGTCTGTGATTACCTGATAATCCGACGTTGCATCTGCCTCTAGCAGACGTTCGCCGAATACTGTGTTGCCTGTGATTTCCATGTCTGAAATACACGTTATTTCAAAAGCGTCCGCGACTTGGTCGCTAAACACTTTCTTGTGCAAACTATCTACCAAATAAAAATCTGATGATAGTGTTGGATCGGTTGTTTCAACTGTCCAAATCTTTGCTCTATCTTCGTCAAACGCGTCGTTTGCTGGTCGATAGTACTTACCGCCTACGTTCACCATGTCACGCATCCATTCATGGTTTAATGGTGCGTACCCAAACGTACCGTTTGGTGTACTATGGTTTACGTCCAAGTGATCATTCTTTACAACTGATACTTGCTCTGGGTCCAATGTGTCAGCTAATGCATTAGGTAAATCGTCAGTACTTGTTGTGTATAAGAAGTAATCCTTCTTACGTTCCCACAACTGCTCTGGCACTATTTCAGCCGTAATCATAATTACGCCGCCCGTATTCATCTGTGGTGTACGAATGTTCAAATCTACGGTCGCGTAACCGTTTGTAACGCTTGTGTCCAAGTTTGCTGCATCCGTTGCATAACGCTGATTATACCCAATCATTGTTTGCTGTTTTGCTAACATAATTGGTTGTTTCATCGTTTCTTCTGGTACGCGTATACCTTCCATCAACAAATCAATAATGTGCTCGTCTTCAATTCCGTCGTACATACTACGCAATTTCGCAAACGCTGCTGTTTTCTTTGCTTGTTCAATGTCGGCTAACGACATTGTCGCATTGCCGCCTTCCGTCAATTCGGCCCAAACATCTTCCAACCCATCTGATCCTACAAATGTATATACACCATCTGTTAACGTGTACTCACCTGACGGTGCATTATTTTGTCCTGCCTCTGTCTGAGCTGATGTTGATTTCACAGGCGCTTTAAATGTTAAACCATTTAACGCGACTTCACCATCAATCAACTTTTGATCAAAATCTGGTACAATATGATTATTGTCCAGCGACCAAAATGCTTCTGCCAATCTATGATCAAAAGCATTGCGCAACGGCAAAGATGCTGACCGTGCTTTGCGTCTATGATTTACAATTGCATTATAAGCTTCGACTATAGTTACATTTAAATCCGTTGTTTCTGTATGTATGCCCATTGTTTGATAAAACAATGCTCTTCCATCCGCAGTATTTGTGTCAAAAAATGATGAAACTGTTGAATCTATTACTGTTGTTCCATTCCAAAATTTATTTTTCTCAAAAAACGGTACTACACTTCCACCTATACCTGTCTCGCCTTTATACGAACGGTTCAATTCTTCCATTGATCCATTAAAACGTTCAAAAGCTAACATTGGTACATAATGCGCCATTACATTGACGGTAATACCGTTGAGCAATAATTGATCTGTTTCCATCATCTCAATATTTACGCGTACTCGCCCACGCTTAACTGCGTCTTCGCGCAGCATCGGAATATACTTCAAAGGCAGGATTTTTCCTGCATCTGCTGATGTCAACACACGGCCGCGATCGCGTCGCGCGCTGCGTTGCACTGTAATTGGTGTACTTGGCACCATTTCTGTCATTCGCATTTTACTTTCTCCGTTTTATGCGTTTCATCATGGCAACAAACTTCTGCCGTACTTTTTTGCATTTCTTGCACGCCATTAATTTACGTATTTCTTCCATTCATCGTTCCACCGCTTGTCGCTCAATGGTGGAATTACTGGTGTATTCGGCATGCTGTTGATCAAATTTGACATTTTTCCAACAAACAAATCAAAATTACTTGCCATTGCTGGCGGTGTAATTTGTGTTGTTTCTGCTGTGCCTGTTAATGGTGCTGGCCTTAATACTTGATCTGCTATTTCTGTTTGTACTACGCCATCTACTGTCGCTCGCACATCACCTCTAATAGCTTCCATATCTTCTTGTATTAACGCGCCGTTTGGCAATATTCCCAAACGTTTTGCTACGCTTATTTCTAGTTGCTGCACGTTGTTGCCAACACGCACTGGTATATATCTATCATACCCTGCATAAAGGTCGACATTCGCCGCCCGTGCTTGATTTGCTAATATTCCAGTGTACGCTGTGTTTGCTATTGTGCTTTTTATTGTTTCTTTTCGCTGCTTTATTTCTAAATCGCGTACTTCTTTGTTGTATTTGTCGATCGGTGCTTGTCGCACTGCGTCAAATATTCCTGCTGCTGCGTTTCCAAAAGACGCTGCTTTTGATATAACTGGCAGACCTGTAAAACCTTGGCCGCCTGTTGCTCGCATTACTGTTAACGGATTAAAC